AACCACCCATTCCGCTACATCCAAATGGTTGTCGGCAAAGGACTCCCAGAAAAGTTTTTGGGTCGCGCCCTCGGTGACGAAGACTATGCAGCCATCGCAGGTAAATGGGATGACTACACCTCCTCATTTGAAGAAGCCCTGTCATTCGGATTGCGCCGCAACATCGACGACCCATCCGACCTCTATCAGCGAGGCATCCGCAACGGCACGATGATTGCCGTCGAAAAAGTGCGCAACAAACCGCAATACCTCAAAGGTTTGTATGAAGAACTACGCCGACTTTCACTGGACCAAATCAACAACGCCGTCGCCAAGGGCATCGGCACCGACGAACTTGTTACATGGTTGCGTAACCAGAACGACCCGAAAGCCGTTGCCGCCCTCGACCGTCTCACCCGCTATTTGGAGGGTGGACTTGAAGCGATGGATGTTGGCACAGGAAAAATGCAGTATGTCCGCATCGCCAACGGCAACGTCAACGACGAAATCCTTTCGCGTTGGATTGACAAACTTGGCAACCCGCGCATCCAAGCCACCACAGGCGGCGACGAAACCCTCAGGTTCGCAGTCGCTCATCGACGTATGCCGCTTGCCGCATCCGAAACCATCGACCCACGCAACCTCAAAGACACCGACTTCGTCGCAGGAACATTGCGTCGCGGTGTCGGTTCAGAGGTGCGACTGGGCGTAGAAAACGGTGTGGAGATTCGCGGCGTCGTCACCGCAGTCAACAGCGACACCTCTTGGACCGTACGTCGCCTTTCGGACAACGACGTGTGGGATAACCCCGTTGGACAAAAAGAACTGCGCGATTACATTGCTTCCGTCTACGACACCCCAGGCAATACGCTGCCACGTTGGACGAAATACTCCCAAGAAATCGGAACCGTCGAAGCACCAGGCGTCACCGCCAAACAACAGGAAACGTTGCGTCTTTGGAACCGCAGCGTCGACTTCTTCTTCAACAATGCTTACGGAAGGTTGAGCCGCAAGTTCGAACGCTCACCCGTGTACCGTCAGTTCTACTATGAACAGTTCGTTGAGAACGCAGATTTGCTCACCCGTGAACAAGCCACCTTGTTCAAGAACTCGATTGCTGGTCGCGCAAAAAGCCTCGACACCACCCCCGAAGTTTTGTTCGGCGGCAAGAAACAGTACGACGCGCTCATCAAGAAACTTGACTCCGCCAACGGGACGGGAACAGTCAAGCAGTTGGAAGACTACGCAGGGCTGCGAGCACTCAACTCAACGAAAGAAACGTTGTTCAACGCCACTGAACGCAACAACCTCGAAGACATTCTGCGCATCATCGTCCCGTTCGGTGCGGCATGGCGCGAAATCCTTACCACCTACGGCAAGTTCCTTTACGAAGACCCAACCAAGATTCGTCGCGCACAACTCGTCTACAACGGTGCAGTCAACTTCGACCCAGACAACGACGGACAAGGATTCTTCTACAAGGACCCGATTACTGGTCAGAACACGTTCAACATCCCGTTCTCTGGAGACCTCGCAAAACTGTTGACTGGCGTGAACGCACCACTGCAGGCTCCAGTCAAAGGCTTGTCGATGGGTCTCCAAGTCATTCCCGCTATCGGTCCAGTCGCCCAAATCGCCGCATCAGAACTCATCCCCGACACCCCTTCAACGGACAACATTGTGGAGATTCTTCTGCCTTACGGCAGGAAGAAGCCTGGTGCGGTCATCCCTGGCTACGTCAACAAAGTGTATTCCGCATTGCGTGACAACCCAGGCAAAACCGAATCCATCTATGCCAACACGTACACCGAAACCGTTCGCGCACTATCCGCATCAGGTGAATACAATCTCGATGACCCAGCAGAAAAAGAACGGTTACTGAACGACGGCAAATGGCGTGCCCGAGTACTTACGGGGTTCCGTGCCTTGTCCCAGTTCCTCGGACCAACCTCGGGTACCCCCGAGGCAATCGTCAACACAAAAGATGGCGACATCTACGCGTCTTATCTATTGAAAGCGTTCCAGGATTTGCAGACCGAAAACTATGACACCGCAATCAAACGGTTCCTGGAAATCTACGGCGACGACGCACTCCTCTACGTGTCTTCCAAGACCCAGTCGGTGCAGCCTGGTATTGCGGCAACGGAACAGTTCAGCGATTGGCAGCGCAAGAACGGCGGCGTCATGGAGGCGTTCCCACAGGTAGCCGCCTACTTTGCGCCAGGTGGGGACGACTTCTCATTCTCCGCATGGGAACGCCAAATCCGCACTGGTGCCCGCAAGCGTCTAACTGCCGCAGAGATGATTGACCTAGCCCAATACCGTGTCGGCAACGCCATCTACCGAGATTTGAAGCGTCAGGCAGGCAAGTATCCGCCCACCGAAGTGAAGGATTGGTTGCGTCGCCAACGTCAAAAGATTCACGAAAAACTCCCTGGTTTCCCTGCTCAACCCGTGTTCACTATCGGCGAGTTCGAACGCAATATCGAGCAGATGAAACGCGCTGTAGAGGATTCACGTCTTGCGGACAACGAAATTGCTGGAGCGGCAAAAGAGTATTTGGGGTACCGCGACAAAGCAATTGCCCAGTACGTTGCCGCTGGCGGCAAAGAAGGCGGGTTTGCAACATCGAAGGCTGCCGCGGAACTGCGTCAATGGTTGTTCAACATTGGCACCGCGCTTGCTGAAGCGGTACCAGATTTCCAGAGAGTCTGGGACCGTGAACTAGCATCAGAGGTTGACGAACTATGAGCAACACGCCCACCACGATTGTCGATACGGAGCCGATGCCACCAGTGGTTCTCGGTTCATCCAATCTTCCGACCTATTCACTGGGACCAGATTTCCAGTTTACGGAACGTGTCGTCACACCAGGCGCAACCGCCCTCGCTGGCACCTCTCCCATCTACGGGCAGAACTATTTCGTAAAGCGTGGCAGCAAAACGTATTACAAAGGACCAGGACTTGTCGACGGTAACGGTGTCATCAAACGTGACCCGTACGACCCGTCCAACATCACCACCGAGGCATACCGCTACCTTGCGGGCTTGGACCGTGGTGAACGTATTGCACGTCTCAACTTCTTTGCCGACCGCGGACTTTACGATGGTGGCAAGCCGACGACGTCCACGTTTGATTCCCGTGACTTGAACGCCACCGCACAATACTTGTTGGCGTTGAATCGTTGGGGTGTCACCGATGATATTGGTTTGGCGTTTTTGCAGACCGAAGTTCCTGGAGGTCAGGCTGCAGGCGGTCGCACGATTCGTGTCACCGCAAAAGAAGACATCACCAAGGTGTTGACTGAGGAGTCTTTCCGTTTGTTGGGTCGTCCGATGTCACCGAAGGAGGTTCGTGAGGCGGTTCAGTTTGTGCAGTCTCGTGAACGTCAAGCGCAGATGGGTGGCGCAGAACAGGCTCCCGCGTTGTCGACGTTGACCGAGCAGGCAGTTACTCGTGGTCGCAAAACCGAAACAGATTTGGAAGGTTTCCGTACACTTGCGGACCTTCTTGAACAAGCGTTGGGTGGTGGCTGATGGCTGCAGCAAATGACCTAAAGATGGCGGAGGATGCCCTCAAAGACCCGAAGTTCAAAGGACCGTACGAGTTCGAGGGTGAAAGTTACACGCTGAAAGAGTTGCGTGACATTCTCATTCCTGAATTGAAGAGGCGTCGCGCCGCTGAGGTTTCTCGCGGGGAAGAAGTTTCTGGTGCGCAAGCAAGTCTTCGTAGCCAGATTGCCCAAGCGCAAGAAAGCGTTGATTTTTATACTAGCAACTTGCGTCGTGACAGAAATGCTTTCCGAAAGAATCGCATATCGCTGGAGGAACTCACCGCAACTGAACAGAAGTTGGCTGATGCGGTGGCGCGTCGTGACGCGCTCAGCACTCGCGCAGCGTTCCCAACACCTACTGCTCCTGAGACTGTTGTTGATACGGCTGAGGAAGTGCGTATGCGAACGGAAGCGTTTGCGGGTCGCCCAGGTCCAGTCACACCCACAGAACCACCAGTCACTCCTGCTGGTGGTGCGGCGGCTGCGGCACCAGTGCGTGTTACAAAAGCCGATGTTGACGCCGCACTTGCTTCGTCAGGGTTGCCTGACACCCCCGAGAACCGTAAGCAGATTCGCGCCGATTTGAAGGCTGGCAAGAAACCGCAAGCCGATTGGGAAACATTGGTTGCTGAACAGGCTGGCGAATACGCATACCTTCTCGACCCCAAGTATGAGGGTGTGCCAGAACTGTTGCGTAAAGCGGTGCAGCAAGGCTGGTTCAAGTCTGATGAGGGACAGAAACAGTTCCTTCAAGAGTTCAAGAACACTGGCTACTACCGCAATACATCTCAGAAGCAGCAGTTGTTCGACAAGAAAACCCCTGCCGATAAGCAGGTTGCTGTTCAGGCGGAGATTGACAAGATTCGTGCCGAGTACGGCGAGATTCAGTTTGACCAGGCGGCGTTGGAAGAAGTTGCTACTGCTGCCGCCCGTAACGGTGCGTCGGCTACGGAACTTGGTCGTCTTGTGTATCGTGCCGCGTTCAAAATTGGTGCAGCCCAACCCGTGTTCGGTGAGTCGGTTGCTGCTAAAACGGCGTTGGGTGGTGAGGATGTTGCCCGTGTGCGTGCCATCTATCGCGCCTATGGTCAGAAGGCTGACGACCAGATGATTGCCCGTATTCTTGCGGGTGAGGTTGACCCTGCGAGCGGTGTTGTGATGACCGAGGACATGCTTCGTAACAATCTGCGTGACATCGCCAAGGTTTCCTACAAGCCGTTCGCCGACCTGCTCGACCGCGGTATTTCGGTTGAAACCATTTTCCAGCCGTATAAGCAGATTGCTGCGAGCGTGTTGGAAAAGACCCCAGACCAGGTTGAGTTGGTTGATGCGTCTGGTAAGCCGACCCAGTTTGCGTCGGCGTTGATGATGAAAGAGCCGATGTCGTTGACGGATTGGGTGACGACGTTGAAGTCTGATGAGCGGTATGGTTGGCAGTTCACTTCGGAGGCGAAGCAGAAGGCGACTAGCCTGGTGATGGATTTGGAAAAAGCGTTCGGGTTTAGGGCATGAGTCAATTCTTTTTTGGTGCACCAGAGGACATAGCGTTCATCCCTGAGGATGATGCTGCAACGATTCCTCCAGAGCAGGCTCGGCAACTTATTGAGCAGGGTGTGTTGTCGCCCGCGCAACCAGGTTTGCAAACCGCCCCCGCTGGTGTGGTTCCGCCACCCCCCGACAGCAATCGAGTGTTGCCGCCTGGATTTTTCGACGGCGACGACGACGACGGAGATGACGGTGGAAGTGGCGACGGCGACGACGACGGCGACGGCGGCGACAACGGACCAGATGCCGCCACCTTGTTCGCCCAACAGCAGGCGGCGCAACGACAAGAAAATGCTTTCGCTATTGTCTCTGCGTTCTTGCAGCGTGCTGGTCTCCGTGGGCTAGAAACCAATATTCGCGGCCTCCTTGCCCAAGGCATCGAAGACAGCGACGCCATCCTTTTCAATCTCCGTGAGACCGAGCAGTTCAAGACCCGTTTCAAAGCCAACACAGCCCGAGCCGCCAAAGGTCTACCCGAACTTGACCCCGCTACTTACATTGGTTTGGAGCAGCAGTATGCGACGGTGCTTCGTTCCAATCGTCTGCCGACAGAGTTCTATGATTCCCCCGATGATTTCAGGGCGTTGATTGAGGGCGATGTTTCGCCCGCCGAGTTCCAGGGACGCATCCAGGAAGGGTTTGTCAAGGTTCGTGACGCCGACCCGCAGGTCTTGGCGACTCTCCGCCAGTTCTATCCAGAGGTGGGCAACAATGAAACCGCGTTGGCTGCCTATTTTATTGACCCTCAGCGTGGGGCGCAGGCGTTGGAGCGTCAGGTGGCTGCAGCCCGTATCGGTGCCCGCGCCCGTGAGCAGGGCGGCATGGCTATCGGCGCAACCTCGGCGGAGGAACTGGTCGCCCGCGGCTACACCCCAGAGCAGGCTCAGAACGTGTTCCAGCGGGTCGGTCAGTTGGCTGGCTTGTATCAAGAGATGGGCGGCGAACAAACACTCACCGAGGCTCAGAAGGTTGGTGCCGCGTTCGGCTACGACGTGCAAGCCCAAGAAGAGTTGGAACGTCGCAGGGCGTTGCGTGTCGCCGAGTTCCAGGCTGGCGGACAGTTCGCCCGTACCACTGGCGCAACCTCAGGAACCGTCGAAACTGGTGTCGGTACCGCACAGTAGGGTACTTGACACGAACGCAGGTTCGTGTGCTACAGTTAGTTCTGTCAATAACGACAACAGCCACCAGGAACCTCCAACCTGGTGTGGGTAAAGGAGTGAGCCAATGTCCAACGTCCACGAGTTCGAAGACGAAACTGGCGACGAGGCACCGAAGGACCCAGTGCGGGCACGGATGCGTCAACTCGAAAAAGAGTTGAAGGCTAAAGAGCAGGCACTAGCGGAAGCGGACGCCATCAAACGCGAGAACGCGTTTATGAAAGCGGGTATCCCAATGGATAACCCGATGGCGAAGTATTTCGTAAAAGGTTACGACGGTGAAATCTCCCCTGAGGCGATTAGGTCAGCGGCGGAAGAAGCCCAACTCATTTCAAAGGCTGCAGAGAACGCGCAAGCAAAATCTGAGGCTGATGCGTGGAGCCGCATTACGAAGGCTCAACGTGCAGGTGAGACGAGTGAACCCGTTGTCGACTGGAATACCAAGTTGAACCAGGCTCGTAACGAGCAAGAGGTCATGCAGATTTTGGCTCAAGCAAGACAAGAATCAGAAAACTTCTAGCCCGCAGGACCCCGTCCTGTCGGGGGAAAGAAATAACAGGAAATGACCAAGACACAGACGAGCGACCTGCTCACAGACCAGGTTGCTTTTGACAGGATTGCGTACTTCGCACTCCGCAGCGAACTTTTGTTCGACGCGGTTGCAGACGTGATGCCAGTCGCACAAGCAATGCCAGGTTCAAGCGTGAAGTTCACCATCTTCAACGACTTGTCCGAGAAGACCAGCACCCTGACTGAGGACACCGATGTGACCCCAGTCGTGATGGGCGATAGCCAAGTGGAAGTTGTGCTTGCCGAATACGGCAACGCCGTGAACACGACCGCCAAGTTGCGTGGAACTTCGTTCCTCGACGTGGATGCCGCAGCAGCCAACCTCGTTGGCTACAACGCTGGTATCTCCATCGACGGAGTTATCCGTGACGTTCTCGCCGCAGGCACCAACGTGGTGTACGGTTCGGGTGGCGCAGACCTCCCGACCTCGCGTGCGACCGTTGGCAGCGACGACAAAATCAAGGCGAACGACATCCGCAAGGTTGTCGCCGCTCTCCGCAAGGCGAACGCTGTTTCGTTCAACGGCATGTACATGGGTTACATTCACCCTGACGTGTCCTACGACCTTCGTTCGGAGACGGGTGTCGCCTCGTGGCGTGACCCGCACGTGTACAGCGACCCAGCCAACATCTACAACGGCGAAATCGGAGCCTTCGAAGGCGTGCGTTTCATTGAGACGCCGCGTGCGAAGATTTTCGAGGACGCCTCGGATGGTTCTGGTTCGAGCACTGGTTCCTCGGCAACGGTGGACGTGTACTGCACGCACATCGCAGGTCGTCAGGCACTCGCCAAGGCGCACTCCATCGTCGATGGAAACGGTGCGTTCCCACGCGTCGTGCGCGGTCCAGTCGTTGACGTGCTCAGCCGCTTCCAGCCTGTCGGCTGGTACTGGCTGGGTGGCTACGCCCGATTCCGCGAGGCTTCGCTGCGTCGCATCGAGTCGGCGTCGACCATTGGCGCAAACTAACTAACAGTTAGTTCAACAGAATCGGTGTGGGGGGTAGGGTTTCCTCCCCTGCCCTGCCCCCCTCACTTCTGCTATTCTTTCGTGCGAGGTAACTGATGTCGATTTCCAACTACGCCGAAAACAAGTTTCTTGACGCGCTTCGTGCGCAATCTTTCTCCGTGAGCAACGTGTACGTGAAGTTGCATACGGGTGACCCTGGTGAGGATGGGACGAGCAATGCGGCTACTGAGACGACCCGTGAGGAAGTGACGTTCAATGCTGCATCGTCTGGTTCGATGGCTGCGTCTGCGACGGTGGAGTGGACGAATGTTTCTACGACGGAAACGTATAGCCATTTCTCTTTGTGGGATAACGCTTCTGCTGGTAACTGTTTGTGGACTGGTGCGTTGTCGTCTTCGGCTGCTGTTACGGCTGGTGACACTTTTCAAATCACTGCGCTGACTCTCAGCCTGGACTGAGTGAGGTAGCCTGATGGCTACTGGTGTCACCGACTTTACGTTCGGTTTCACGGA